CTTCACCTTCTCTTTCGTATTTGATAGAGCATGAATCAGGTTCTGGTTCTGCAACATAAACAACACCATTCTCATCTGGAAATCCAAATGAATTGGATAGTGTAATATACTCCTCATCACCAATTACAAGATTCTCATCCAAGTAATCAAACTCAGTAATCTTAGCCTTGTAAAAATCAAAGTCTCTATATTTTTCTAGATTCTGTAGAATATCTTGGCCAAACCCCTTACGCTCGTTGGCTTCTAAGGATCTTTGCAAAAACTCTACAAAGCGAGGATACTGCTCTGTAATGTATCCAGGCAGCGTGCTGTATAGTTGACTGGAAGGCTCTACTATCTTCTCAAATTTCATTATGGCTCACCAATTCTTTGGTCTGGTGTTGCTTGAATGTCAGACTTAGTAATGTCAAGACTCAAATACACAGAGTTCTTTGCTATGATATCAAGTTCACGAGCGTAAGCTCTAAACTCAATAACTCCATTTGGAATTTCAGTATTAACAATAGTTAAATCTTTATCTTTATCATATCCAATTTGAACTTTACCTGTATCATAATCAATGGTACCAATTTTGGAATCAACAATCACTTTCTGGTTAAGAGAATTAAAATAGAACATTCTCATTCTACCAATTGGGAATTCCAAGAAAATTTCTTGAGTATTCTTATGAATATACACAGAAGCAGGAATTTCACTTACAGGTGTAGGTAGAAGGTTCTGGACCATCAGTCTTTGGTCATCGTCCAAATCCTTATACATAACAACCTCATAATCCGTTCTCTTGCTTCCTTCTGGATCATCTTCAAAATAATACTTATTGGGGTCATTAACACCATTCTTACTAATAAAGAAGTAAGTAGACCAACATACAGACTTATTGGTGTTCAGTTCCAGTTTATTCTCAAAACAAACTTCATATGTACTTCTAACGTTTAGAAGGACTTTGGCGTCCTTCCTCATCCTTAGCAAAGTTTGGTTTCTTGTGATAGATGTATCACAATCATCAATAGCACCAACAATTCTAGAATACCTTACGGCACCACCGAACTTAGAAATACTAAGTGAATTTGCATACTCCAACAAAGTATCAGTTACAACACAATCAATTGCAGAGGAATCCTTAATAGTTCTCTTTTCATCGTAGAAAACAAGGGACTCAATTTCTGTATAAAGAACATCAGGGTCAACGATGCAGATGTCAATAGATGCAATCCTGTAATCATCCAATGACTTCTTGATGTGAGACTTAGTGATGTTGGAGAGAGTATCACCAAGGAGAGGTTTGATTGCAATGAAAACTCTACCATATTGTGGAATTTCTAGTGTTTCACCGCCATACACATAGATGCCCATGACAGAAGGATAGATTCTTCTGACAATAGCCTCATAATCTGATGCAGTTACGCATCTGTTTTGTGCTGCATGAAATTTGGGTGCTCTAAACTTGATAGACGGAACACTCTCCAAAGAAGATCCACCATGTGACTCAAGTTGAGTTGAAACAGTGGGTGTTACGCTTACTGCTGCTTTATTACTATCAAATACCTTCCCAACAAAAATGAAGTTATCTGTACCCCTGATACCATTCCCCATGGCACCATTAGTAGAGATATAGTTTACGTGAATAATTGAAGCATCTTCAAGTGCTTTGCCAAAATACCCATCACCAAAAGTAATTTCATAATGAGATACTTCATCTTCATCAATCCAAAAGACCCTATCCTTCTCAGTAACATCTACCAGATTGTTTGATTGTACATAGTATTCAGTGTGATCAAGGTTTGGGTCTTCTTGTACCTCAATCCTGATGGTGTTGGTGTCAATGTTGGGGTTTTCCAGAAGGAACCTTTGGGTGTAGTTGCCTTTGTCAACCTTGAATGTCTTGGTGAGGTAAACCCCTTCATAGATTTCTACATCCTGAAAAATGCATACCCCATCGCTGCTCACAGGAGCAACATAAACATCAACAACATTAAACAAGAAAGCCCCTTCTCCAGAACCTGCCTGGAATGATATGCCTGGGACAATTTCAAGAAATCTGGGGAAACCTTGGGGATAATCATCTCTGGTAAGTTGAAAGGAAAAGGTTACAGTGCTTTTTGCTGCTTTAGAAGAGTTGGGCAAGTAACCCAACATTCTGGCATTAGCAACCACGTTGTTTCTGATTGACGATGAAGTCAGGAATGACTCATTAGCCAACATATTTGTGGTATAAGCATTCAACTGCGCTTGATATGCGAGCAGATTGAGAATGACTTGAATGTTAGACCCATCAAAGTCAAAATCTGTGAATTCTTTAGTAGATTTAAGATATCCAATCAGATTATCCTTAATCTGTTGAAAATCTACCTCAGTTAACTGAATGGCACCTGACATTATTCACCGTCTTGGTTTGAGTTATTTATTGGGTATTTCAAGCCCTTGTTGGATAGAGAATATGATTCACAACAAATACTTTATCATACCCAACAATTTTGTAGATAATAGTTACTTCAATATTATTCTGCTCATCATTGACTTCAGCATATACACCTAGGTTTCTATCATTTTCCTTGAGGTACTGGTTGATAGTGGCATTCCCAACATTCCTTGCTGTACCTGGTTGGTTAGTATATGATTGATGAGAAGTTACCTCTCCCAAATTATATGGAAGTACATTGGCTTCCCCTTTAATTGTGATACGTGGTTCATACCTCTCAATTGCTTTTTCAATTGAATCTTCAATCAAACTAGCAGTAGCAGCATCCACAACCTCAAACATGTAATTTCTTACATCTGAGCCCACATCATGCTGATAAGGAACCTCACCAAAATGATATAGAATCAAGTTTTTAACAGCATTATTGATTGCTCTCTCATTTCTGAGAATAGTAAGGTCTTTGGTGATAGGATGGGGCGCAAAGGATAATGAAATATCCTTGAATTCTCTGGCTCTTTTGTTTAAATGATACCTTTCTGATGAAGATGGCGAGTCTTTATCGGGATTGATATATTTTGATGCTGGATTAGCAAACGCCTTATAAACCATCAGGCAATAAAAAAGGGGCTTATGCCCCTATTTATCACTTATTTTAGGACTTTTCCTCTATATGCCACCTTTCAGTGTAATCGTCCCATCCTTCCTTACCACCACACCATTGCCCATATTTCTTCTGGTCAATCCTTTTTGCAGCCATATCTAGATATTTGTCTGCTAGGGGGTTTGTGATAAGAACTTTGGTACCGTGGTCTTCAAACATGGTTTCCTGAAGAAACTCAGGATTTGGTTGAGTAGCCATAAAACGCTCCATTTTAGTGAAAAATGGAACTTTTACAGCGGTTCCATCGCTGATGGGGTAAAAACCCACTTAAAAGCAGGTTTTATTTTAATTCTAGAGAAACAGCAAAAATCTAGAAACCCCATGGGGCTGACGCTGTTCTCCTTCGCCCGTAATATTTATTAGTTACCTTGTCCTCGTGACTGCTTTTTACGTGGACGTCTCCCTCTTTGACAGAATTTGGTGTTTTTGCTATCGCCTTGGTAAGTTTTCTTCTGAGTGGGTACAACTTCCCACTTTCCACCTTTGCTGAAAATTAGAGCCATTTTTTGAAGATTTTAGAAAATAATGTAGATTTGGGGGATTTGGGTGGATTTTGACTTAAAATATCCTCAATTTGGTCAAGTCTATTAAAAATCTCATCCAGAGCTTCTGCTACTGTAACATGCTCACTTCTATTGGGCGGCCTGTACAGAAGCTCAACATTGGTGTTCATGCTACTTTTTGAAGAACTCGCTGGGCTTTGGTACTTCACCCCTAAACAAGGGAGGAATCATGATGCAGCGAGCAGCATCAGCACCAAACCTGTTCCACAGAGAATAGAAGTCATCCCTCACCGACAGAGTGCAGGGGTAGTGACGGATGTTCTCTAGGGTGAACAACATCACTTCCTGTTTTACTTCTTCAACAGTCATAGTAAAATGTAAATACAGTTTATTATGACACTGGTTGGCTGACTTGTCAAGTAACCTGTTCCATCAGAGCAGCTTTGACTTCATCAGTCATATGCTTTTCAATGATTTCAGCAGAAACAGGGTTGTTGGCCCAACCATAGTCCATAAGGAACTCAGTGAAGGATTCGTGCTTGCAGGAGCAGTCTTCTTTCTTATCAGACTTCTTGTCGTCCTTCTTCTCAGATTTCTTGTCGTCAGACTTGTCGTCTTCCTTCTTATCCTTAAGCCAAGGGGGCATACTGCCTTCCTTGACATCTTCCTTACCAGATTCTTTATCCTTCAAGGCTTTCTTGAAAGACTCCTTCTTATTGCCATCCTTATCAACATCAAGGAAGTCAGGCTTAGCTCCCTCAGTAAGAGCTTGTTCGTATTGGTTGAAGCGATTATAGCTCCAAGGACCACAGGAAAGTTGCATTGTTCTAACTTGTTTATGTTTATTTAGGGGATATACCAATAAGTACCGCTGATACTCCCATTTGCTTGCATCAATCCATATGGGGGTCCAGTTCTAGTTGTGGCATTAGTCCAGAAAGTGTATGTATCTGGTGATACATTGATTGTGAAATTTCTTACCCCTGGTCCCTCCAAAACACCATTAATACAAGTACTGTATACAACATTATTGCCAGAGTTACGAACCTGCAGACACTGGGACACATTGCCGTTCCAGTGACCACCACGGAAGATAAATCTACACGACCAAGATATTGACATTTTACTAACTCTGGGGCTTATTGTTGCCCAACGTCTATACCCTCTGTAATCATTTTCTCTCTGTGTACTATGCGAGTAACCAGTTGAGAAAGTGTTTGTGATGATATTACTAGTTCCATAAAAATCGCTAATATCTATTTTTCCACCAGTTGGAATGGAGTTATTTGTGGAGGCATTTGGAACATAACGACCTCCTCTATAATATTCTGAAATATTAGCAGGATTTCCCCCACCAAATTCAGATTGAATATTTGACAGGCCCAATCTACCGGAATTTGGAAGAGTCATGACTTGAGTTCGTCAATTTCTGCTTTG